TTTTGTCTTTTCCCCACCGCTCATTCGGTCATAGTTTTGCACCAAAAAGTACAAGACTATGACCGATTTCAGCTACTTACACATAACAGGCGTGAACGACCTGCCCGGCTATCATGCCGCAGCAGCGTTCACCACCAAAAGCAGCGAAGTTTTCAAGGAGGCGGAGGAGATTTCACCGCGCCACGTGAGTGACAAGGTGAGCTATATGCCTTGGGGAGCGGACGACCAGATGCCGTATGACATTATCAATCTGATTGAGAGTGATGAGACACTGAGCACTTGCCAAATGTTCAATGCAGAGGTGTGCTATGGATCGGGGCTGGTGTACCAGACAGATGAATGGTGCAAACGGAAAGTGGTGGACGAGGTCGAGGAGTTCTTCTTGGATAACGACATGGCGAGTTATTTCCTCGGTGTTTGCCAGGATTTCAAACACTTCGGCTTTGCCGTGAGCGTGATTATTCTCAATGAACAAGGCAACAAGGTGGTGAGGGTGCTGCGCAAGGAGGCTTGCTATGTTCGCTTTGCGCCAGCAAACAAGGAGGGCGTGATACCACAGGTGTTGTACGCGAATTGGCGTAACTCGGTGCGGGCGGAACAGGTGGAGGTCATTCCATTGCTCAACCCGCAAAGTTCTTGGACGGACTTGCAAGCACAGGTGAAGAAGGGCAAACGCAAGTTTGCCGTGGTCAGCCGTGTGCCGACGCCTGACAGCACGTATTATCCCATTCCTTATTATGCCTCGCTCTTCAAGGGCAAGTGGTATAACATCAAGCAACTCATCGGGGTGGCAAAGGAGGCTAAGCTGAAAAACTCTGCGCCTATCAAGTACCACATTGAGATTGCCAAATCGTTTTGGAGCAATATCTTCAAGGCGGAGGGCATTACCGACCGCGTGAAGCAACAGGAGCGAGTGAACGAGGAAAAGGACAACATCATCAATTTCCTCACGGGCATGGAGAATTCAGGCAAGGTGCTTTTCTCGGAGTTTTATGTGTCTCCCAACGGGGAGGAACAGCATGATGTGGTGATTAACAAGATTGAAACGGACAAAGAGGGCGGTGATTGGGCTACAGATATTATCGAGGCAGTGAATATGATGTGCTTTACCATGCGTGTGCACTCAAACCTTGTGGGTTCTGTACCGGGTAAGTCGCAAACTAACAATTCGGGCAGCGACAAGCGCGAACTTTATACGATTGCACAAGCCTTGCAAAAGCCGTATCACGACCTTTTGTTTAATGTGCACCGACTGATTATAAGGTTCAACAGGTGGGACGGGGCTTATCCCGACTGTCCGTTTATCCAGCTTACGACACTCGATGAAAATAAGGACGCAAAGCAGGTAAGCACAGAAGAGTAACTTTATAACCCCATAACCTAAAACCTCAAAACTACTATGTCTCTGTTGATACCCGATAACAATGTGCTTCTGCAATTCGTGCCGAATGTGCTGAAGTCTGTGCAAGGCGAGACCTTGCTTTTTGATAAAATTGCACCACACTTGGAGGTGGCGGAAGCGTGGCTTACGACCACGTTCCTCTCTGAGGCAGTTCTTGCGAAACTGCCCACTCGCAATGCCAACAACAAGTTGTTGCATTATGCGCGTATGGCTGTGGTGGCAGAAGCCATGCTCCATGCCGTTCCGCAGTTGGATTTGGTGCTTACACCCAATGGCTTTGGTGTCGTTTCAAACACCAATATAGCCCCTGCCAGTAAGGAGCGCGTGGAACGCTTGCTCCTTTCATTGGAGAAAATGCGTGATGACACGCTTGCGGTATTGTTTCCGTTACTGACGCAGGAAGTGGCATGGGCGACAAGCGACCCATGCCTATACTTCGAGCAAACGCTTTACCCGTGGTTGGATCTGCCTCGGAAACTCGGCAGTACCGACCACTCTTGGCTGCGTTATCAAGAATTGCATTCTAAACTCATCGCCATCGAGGAACGATTGGCGCATGACTTCTTCTCCTGTGAACTCTTGGAGACTCTGCGCCAAGCAGAGTTGTTGGGCAAATGGGGCGAGACCCCATCTGCACCACACTACAAGCGTGCCTGGAGGCACATCTTCGCCATTGAACTGTATATGTTACGGGAAGAAGGAGAAGTCCCCATACCATCTTGCATAGAGGTCGTGAACTCCCTCCGTAATGCTCCCGATGGCATTTTTGAGGAGTGGAAGCAGTCGGAAACCGCTGCGCTCTTTGAAAATCATGGGTACAAGAATGATAAAAGGAAAGGTGGGTATTGGTTCTAACTTGTCTTTTCTCTCAAATAGATGCTTCCATACTTTCGCGGTATGGAAGCATTTTCTATATCCCTGCCCAAATCATGGTCGGAACTATCCGACCAGCAATTGTTGTTCTTCTTTCGACAAGTCGCACGCGATTTGCCGATGAACGAGGTGTTAGCCCTTTGCGTTTGCAAATGGGCTGAAATTGTTGTGCTTTGTCATGCAGACAAACATTCATGTTTAGTCAAGGACAGAAAAAGCAAACACCAAGTGGTGCTTGCCGATTGGCAAATCACCTTTGTTGCGCGACAACTCGCGTTCTTGGAGAGCTTCGCTCCCAAGCCTGTGCGCATTGCTGTCATTGGCGGTGCATCGGCAGTCGCTGCCGATTTGCAAGCCGTCCCCTTTGAGGATTATCTCGCTTGCGAGAACTATTACCAGGGTTTTCTGCACACGCAAAGCATGGAATGCCTTGCGGAGATGGCGCGTTTGCTTTATCCGAAACTTTCGGACAAAGCTTGTTGGGAGAAAGCAGAACTGCTTTCTGTATTTTATTGGTTCGCTTCTGTCAAAGCGAACTTCACCCGTATGTTCCCACATTTCTTTACCAACATACCCCAAGAGAAAAGCAATCTCTTGGGGAGTGCAGATTTGGGGGTCGGAGAGGAACTCCGACAGGCAATGAACGCACAAATCCGTGCGCTCACAGGAGGGGACATCACCAAGGAAGCAGCCATTCTGCAAATGGACTGCTGGCGTGCACTCACTGAATTGGATGCCAAGGCGCAAGAGGCAGAGGAGATGCGCAACCAACTAAAGTAACTTTATAACCTCATAATCTATGAACTTAAAACTTAGCTCTTGGAATGCCACGGCTTTCTTTCAAAACTTGGTTGCCCGCAACAAGTTCACCACCGCACAAGGCTTTTCTTTCTGCCGTGTGTCGGGCTTGGAAGGCTTTGAAGAGGCACTGCAAGCCATGCAAAGCACCACGGCTTTTGTCTGTGTGAGCGACATGAGCCAAGGCTATATCGCACTCGCCAACACGCCACGCACAAGGCGCGTAAAAACCATCTTTCTTGCCATGCGCCATGCCATAGATGACATGGAGGCAAGGCTAAACTGCATGGAGTCCATGCGCGAGCTGTTCCGTCAATTCATGAGCCAACTCATTCTTGAACGGACACGATTAGAACAATCGTGCATTTACCTCGATGAACGCATCACGTTCAACGAGATGAACGAGTATTTCTTTTCGGGCTGCGCCTGTGCCTATTTCCAAATTGCCGTGGACACGTTTACGGATTTAAGATACAATGCCGATGAGTGGAACAACGAATGATGCCGAGCAACGTGCCTTTTCCGAACGCGAAAAGTTCGTCACTGCTTTCAACGAGACCATGCTCAAAATATGGAAAGAGCAAATGACCTTGCTCGATGTGATTGACACAGGTGCCTTGCTCGCTTCGCCCAAGTCGTTACCGCTCCGTGCTGACGGGCGGTTCATGGAACTCGGACTAAGTCAGTCTTTTTTAGAGTACGGACTTTGGCAGAACTTTGGTACGGGTAAGGAAATTCCACGAGGTAACAATGGTGACATCGGCAGGGAGCGCAAGCGCAAAAAGAAACCTTGGTTCTCGCGCAAGTATTACGCTTCGGTGATGAACCTAAGGGACTTCCTTGCCGACAATATGGCCAAAGAATTTGTGGGCGTGGTAGCCCAATCTTTGGACGACAAGTATCTCAGATACAATCACTAAATAGTATGGAGTTTTAAGGTTATAAGATCACCTCTGCAAGCATTACTGACTTTATAACCTCATAACCTCCAAACTTAAAACTCAACTTATGAACACGACAAATATAACCAAGCAAATCACGGCTTTTCGGGCATTAAGCACCGAAGCCGCCATCACCCCTGAAAACTTGGGCGTGATATTGCAAGCCCTGGCAGACTTGCTCTCTGCTGCCGCAACAAACACGGACTTGCAATCCCTCACGGCTTGGAAAGCCAATCTTTTGAAACTCTCCACGTTGTTGCAGAGCATCAGCCTCGGGACTGTCGGCACAGACAAGGTCTGTCTGTCCGTCATTCAGGGCAATACCGCAAGTGGCGTGCTGCAACGACAAGCAGACAATATAATTCTCAAAGCCGCCACCACCGCACAAGCCGGGGTGATGTCCGCTGCACAGGTGCAGAGCCTTACAAGTTGTACCGAGGACATGGCAAGAGCAAAACTTGCCATATCCAACAGCAACACAAACATTGCTTCCCTAAAATCTTGGAAAGCCAAATTGGGTGAAGCCAAGCAAGTCATTCAGCACTTCAAGTTGGGGGACGTGAACAAGGTGAGTGTGGCATTTTCTGCCACGCTCTTGAACATGGTCACGGGGGAACTGAAAAGCATCAACAATGCTTTTGCCCTCCCTGCCGCTACCTCTTCGAGTGCGGGCGTGATGACCGCTGCACAGGTGCAGCAGCTCAACAAGTATTATGACCACGTCTGCACCATCGACAAGGCGGTGTCCGCTGTCACAGATACCATAGCCACGTCCCTTGCTTATACAAGCAGTTTACGCGTGTTGGCGGCAAGCAATGCCGCAGGCACGCAGCTGTTCAGCGTCACACTGCCTATGGCTACGGCAAGCGTGCCGGGATTGACCACCACACGTGCCGTGACCGATGTGCAGAAGGCTTTGAACACGCGCGTCAAGGAGTTGGGCAATTTCTTGGAAGAGACAGCTGCGCTCAATGCCTTGCGCGACCCTTCAATTTCGGGCAATGCCGAAATCGTGGTGGCGCACCTCACGTACCAGAGGCACATGAGCATTACGCTCATTCAGAACATCGAGAACGACTACTGCCGACAAATCATATTCAACCATGCCAAGGTGTTCCAGCGTGCCATCTACTTCACGGGCAGCGACCGCAAGACGATAAGCTATGCCGAGGACTGGGGCTGTCTGTTCCCTGACCGCATGGCATGGGACGTGAACACGAACAAGTACGTGCTCTCGCAGTTTGGCATGAAGTTCAATGCGCTTTACACGGACGCCATTCCGTTAGCCAGTTCCACAACGGACGGTCTAATGAGCAAGGAGGATAAAAAGACGTTGGACGCCACTTCAACAGACTTGGTAAACCTCTACAACATGATCATGACGCTTGGCGAGCGCGTGGACGACTTGGAAAACAAAATGAAAACAGTTCAGACAAAGCTGAACGCTTGATAATACTTACCTAAATGTAACGAACAATGACTAAACCCAAAGTAAGCATTCAATTTTGGTCCGCCCTCGCCATGCTCGTAGGCGGCTATGCCCTCGCAGTCGCAGGGTTCATCACACCGCCCAAAGGCGAAATTTCGGACTCTGTCCTGTGGATTTTCTCACAATGTCTCATCTATGCTGGCTCAATCTTCGGAGTAAGCATCTATTATGGACGCAAGGTTACACAGTTTGAAGGCAAGATCATGCAAACGCTTGACAAGGCTATCAAGGACGAGGAAACCAAGATGAATAACCAATCGCAAAACGTACAACACAATGAGAAAAATCACTGAATTGATCATTCACTGTTCGGCAACTCCCGAAGGCAAGGACTTCACGGTGGAGGACATTCGTCGTTGGCACTTGGCACGCAAGTTTGCCGACATAGGTTATCACTATGTCGTCTATCGTGACGGCAGCGTCCACAAGGGACGTGCCGAGAACATAGCTGGCGCCCATTGCCTGGGGCATAATGCCAACAGCATTGGCATCTGCTATATTGGTGGTGTGGCCAAGGACGGGAAAACGCCCAAGGACACACGCACGCCACAACAGAAGCAGGCACTTCGCCAACTCGTGCAGCAGCTTCAGTTCGTTTATCCCCATGCAACTGTGCATGGGCATAATGAGTTTTCAAGCAAAGCTTGCCCTTCGTTTAACGTTCAAACAGAGTTATGAAGCCCTTTGTCTTTCCCATAATCATGTGGCTGTGCCTATTCACTTCGTGCCGCAGTACACACAAAGTCACAAGCACGAACACGTTTGCCACGGACTCCGCTGTACAGGTGCAGCGGCATCAGTGGCAAACGTCAAGCCTTGATTCGGTGTGGCGGCACACCGAACTTTTGTTCGACAGCTGCATCGTGAGCTTCGGGGTTGGAGCAGAGACTCCAACTATCGAAGCTCCCCATGCGCTGCAAGGTGCTTCTAACGCCAAGGCGCAAAGGACTTCCCGGCAAAAGCCGCAATCCATTCGTATCTATGGCGCACACCTTTCGTCAAGTCGAAAGGAGAGCACCAAGACAGAGGCAAGGGAGGAAGACAGCCTCGCTGCGACTCGGCATTCTTCCTTACAACAAGTTCAGCAGAGGGAGTCCATGGCGAGACCATGGACTTTTCCTGTCAAGTTAATCTTGACCTTGGTATTCCTTGCAGCCTTAGCTGCCTTTTGGTGGTGCCATCGTCGGGACTCCGATGCTTGAATTTCTTTAATGGGCTAAACACCTTTTCATGCTTCAAAGGAGATTAGCCCACGTTTTAGCGGAAAGGCTTCTCAGGGTTCAAAGCCATTCCGTTCAAGCCCAATCCACCCTTTCATGCTTCAAGGGAGGTTGGGCTTCTTTCATGTGCGTACCTACTTTTCATGCTTCAAAGTCAGTCCGTCAAGCCCACATCACCTTTCTCGTACCTCGAAAGAAGATGCAGGCTCTATTGTTGGCGGACAGGCTGCGTGCCTCGCCAGTCCGTTTTACCGCACAACGTGCCGTTTTTAGGCAACAAAGCGTGTTGTCGTGCTATGGCGGACAAGTCCGCTAAAACACGACAACACACTTTTTATGCCCGTCAGCGGTCGTCTGAGTACGTGCCTTCAAGTGCCTAACACTATGGCAGATTAACATCTGCTAAAGTGTTAGGCATTTTTCGGCACGCACACAGACGGATTACCGCCCGTTCGCGGTGGCGCGGGTGGTGGTCGGTCGAGACCCCAAGGTGTGAAATTTCTCCTTGAAAGGTTGGGATTTTGGAGGCTATCAGAAACCCCGAAAGGCTTCGGGGGTGCGGTGTGGGTGTTTGGTCGGGTGCGTTAGGGGGGGTCCGAAACTCCCGAACCTCATGAATATAAAGGAACTCGGGGTGTCGTTTTGTTACTTTTTGAGACCTTGAAAGGTGATTTTGAAGGTTTGGGAACTGCAAAGTGTCAGTTCGGGGGCTTGGGTAGACATCGCGAAACTTGGAGGGTCGTTTTAGATAGTCAGAAACCTTGGATTTTGGCGTATTGCGAAACTTCGGGGTGCTTTGTTGGGTGGGTGGAAACTTGGCATCTATGCACATGAGAAACTTGGAGTGTGCAATCGTTGTATTTGCGAAACTTCGGGGTGTATTCATGGAAACTTCGGGGGTATTTTGTAGTGTGGGTGTGGTGTGTGCATTGGTTGCCTTTTCTTCCTTTTCAATGTGTTCAACCTTTTCAGCATTCGTGCATTTTGGGGACTTTTGTCGGGGTGAAGGAACTCAAACAAGGGTATTATTTAAGATTTGTTTACATATTCCGCTTTGGTGTGGGGGTGGTCGCGGTTTGACGATGTAGGGCGGTCGGGGGGGCTTCCGACGGAGGGGTTAAGGGGAAACCCCTTAACAATCCCCTAAAGACTTCTGTATCAAGGCTTTTGTTTTGCTACTACTTAACAAAACGCGGATTCCTTCAAAAATCGCGCCCACTTTGGGAGTGGAAAAGCCTTGATACATCGTCTTTTTTGCTTCTTTGGCGCATGGCTAAGTTTGTGCTTATAATAACACCCAAAAAGGAAAGACTATGTCAGACATCAACGCAAATGCTACGGTCACGCTTACAGTGAACGGCAAACAGGCGCAAAATATGCTCGAACAGTTGAAACGGCAAGCGAGCGACCTCGAAGATAAGATAACAAAAGCAGCAGCTGCGGGCGATAAAGTCCAGCTGAAGAAGTTCCAGCGTGAACTAAAGCAGACCCGCCGCCAGATTGGGCAGATTGAGAGTGCAACCCAAGGTGTGGAGAACGTAATGAAGCGACTTGACAAGGCATCACCAAAAGAGTTGAACAGGACGCTCAAGGAACTCAAGAAGTCCTTGAACGGCATCGAACGCGGTACGGACGAGTGGAACAAGCAGTGTGAGAGTATCAAGCGCGTAAAGGCTGAAATTGCGAATGTCAATGAGGAGCTAAGGGAAACCGAAAAGGAGAATGTGGGACTTGTGGACCGCATCAATGGCTTTGTGGACAAGTGGGGCAACATCATCGCAGGGGTGGCAGCTGTCGGCACGGGACTTGTCATGGCAGGACGCAAGGCAGTGAACGCTTTTGCGGAGATGGACGCGGAAATGGCAAATGTACGCAAGTTTACGGGGTTGGCTGATGACGAAGTGAAGGAACTGAATGAGGATTTTAAGAAGATGGACACCCGTACTTCGCGTGAGGACTTGAACAAACTCGCAGAGGAAGCGGGGCGACTCGGCAAGTCTTCAAAAGAAGATGTATTGGGCTTTGTCAAGGCTGCTGACCAAATCAATGTGGCATTGGACGAGTTGGGAGATGGGGCGACCTTGACGCTTTCCAAACTCACCAACATATTTGGTGATGAAGCTCGCTTGGGAACGGAGCGCAGTTTGTTAGCGGTTGGTTCTGTTATTAACGACCTCTCTCAAAATTGTACGGCAAGTGCGGGCTACCTCGCGGAGTTTGGCAAGCGCATGGCGGGCGTGGGCGCACAAGCGGGTATGACTATTCCGCAAATCATGGCTTTTGCAGCGGTGTTGGATAGCCAGGGTCAAGCGTGCGAGATGTCGGCAACGGCTCTCTCTCAGTTGATTATGAACTTGTTTAAGGAACCAAGCAAGATAGCCAAGGCAACGGGCATGGATTTGGACGAGTTGAACAAGGCATTGAAACGCAGCACTAACGAGGGACTTTTAATGTTGTTGGAGCAATTAAAGAAACTCGGCAACATGGACGTTCTTGCTCCTGTTTTCAAAAACATGGGTGAGAATGGCGCCCGAGCTTCACAAGTCTTGGCGACCTTAGCCGGCAATGTGGAAATGGTGAAGTGGCAACAGGAACAAGCGACACAGTCGTTTGAAGATGCCACATCGGTGACGAATGAGTTTAATGTGCAGAACTCGACTGTCGAGGCAGAACTGGATAAGGCAAGAAAGCGTGTTACAGAACTTGCCATTGAATTGGGTGAGAAACTGATGCCCGTCATGAAGCATGTGATTTCTACCACAACGCTCACACTGAAGGCTATGAGTACGACAATAGACTTCCTTGCAAGAAACAAGGAAGCCATTATCGTACTGACGGCTATGGTGGCAGCTTACATCATCGCAGTGAAAGCAAATGCCATCGCGCTTAAAGCACAAGCGGCATGGCATGCCGTGTGCAAGGGTACGGCTTTGGCGTATCATGCAGTGGTGAATACGTTGCAAGCTGGGCATATTGCTTTCAACCTTGTACTTGCCAAATTGCAAGGCAATTGGGCTAAGCAGTCCTCGCTTATGGTGGACTTGAAGCGAAAGGGTTTGTCTCTCGCTTCGGGTTGGGGTGTTTTGCTCGCTGCTGCTGTGGCGCTTGGCTATGGCATTTACAAGATGACTAAAAAAGTGAATGAAGCTGCCGAGGGCGAAAAGGCTTTGGCTGCTGTTCGCCTGAAAGGTCAGGAGGGGATTGTGGAGGAGAAGAACAAAATTGATGCACTGGTTAAGGTGGCACGTAATGAGAAACTTTCTTTGGACGATCGCCAAAAGGCGGTGCAAGCACTCAATAAGATAATACCCAATTATAATGCGCAGTTGGACGCTACTACGGGTAAGTATAAGGAGAACAAGGATGCCTTGGACGACTATCTGAACTCTCTTGCCAAGAAATATGAGTTGGAAGGTGCCAAGGATTTGCTCAAAGAGATTGGCAAACAAAAGGCGAAACTTACAATGGAGATTAAGCAGTTGGACGAGGAAGCTGATGCGTATGATGCCAAACAAAAAAGTATCGAATCGGCAAGCTCGAACACGATGTATAGTTATGGTACTGCGGGCGGAACGATGGCGAGTTATAGCGGTATAGCGAATGGTTCACAAGCTGCACGCAAACGAAGTAAAGCGAACAGCAAACGCAAGGAACTGCAAAAACTGAATGCGCGTCAGAAAGCTATTACAGACACTTATGGCGATGATCTCGGCAAACAAGCTGCCGAGGAAACCAATCATAAACCTGTCGTCACGAGCACGGGTGGAGGTGGTGGCGGTGTGCCTGTAGTGGACGATGATAAGAAAAACAAGAAGTCGGACAAGTTCAAGGCGGAACAAGATTGGCAGAAGGAACAGAATGCGCTCAACAAGAAAGCATACATGGAGGGTGAAAAGAATTATGAAGCTTATGTCTCTCGTATGGAGGAGATTGAGCAAGAATTTTATCAAAAAGTGCTTGCTAACAAGAAAATCACCGCGGAAGAAAAAGCCGAAGCGGAAGCGAACTTGGCGGAAGCAAAAAAAAAGCAGACTGACCGCAAAAACTCTCCCGATGATTGGAAAGCGACAGAGGAAGCCAAGAACCGCATTGCGTATGCAAAAGGTGAGAAAGATTATGAGCAATACACCGCACGCATGGACGAGATCAACGTGCAGTATTGGAAAAAGAAGATGGAGCGTTCTGACGTTTCTGCGAAAGACCTCTTGGAGGCGCAAGCGCAATACCAGGAGGCTATGAAGAAACAGGAGGAGAATGCTACTTCTGCTTCTCGCGAACGAGAAGATAAAGCGTATAATGCGCAACTCGCAGAATTGAAGCAACGCTATATTGATGGTTTGTCTGACACCAAAACTTACGAAAATGCGGTGGAACTGCTTGAACTGGAACATCTTCGCAAAGTGGTGCAGCTTTACAAGAAAGGCACCAAGGAAAGACTTGCAGCTGAAAAGGAATACCAAAACAAGGTGTTTGCTAATCAGCAGAAGATTATCCAACGTCAGCAACAAGTGAAACAGCAACTCAAAGAGGAGTACTTTGGCATGAACGCTGATGAACGACTTACGCAATATGACTCTTCTCTTGCAGCATTACAACAAGTGTATGCAGCAGAGATTAAAGCTGCTGGCAACAATGCAGCAGAAAAACTGCGCATTGAGGAAGCTTTTGAGAAGGCAAAGCTGGCTTTGCGTAAGAAATATGCCATTGATTCGATTGGTGTAACCAAGAACGGCATGGAGAAGGCAAATGATAAGTTGGCTAAATGGTTGGAAAGTGATGCTGGGCAAGCGGTTACACAATCGTTCTCTACGGTCATGAGTGGTATGGGTGAGATATTTAGTGGTGTTTCTTCTCTCGTCCAGGCGGAACTCGAGAAGGAAACGGCTGCAATTAACACGCGCTATGATGCGGAAATCTCTGCTGCGGAAGGTAACAACTACAAGGTGGCAAAACTTGAAAAGGAGAAGCAAGCTGCTCTTGCAAAAGCAAAGAATGAGGCAAACAAGAAACAATTTGCTATGCAGGTGATTCAAGCGGTGGCGCAAACTGCACAGAATGCTTTGGCTGCTTATGGTTCGGCTGCTGCAATTCCTATCGTGGGTTATATCATGGCGCCTATCGCTGCTGCTATGGCGGTGGCTGCTGGCGCCATCCAAATTGCTGCAATCAAAAAGCAACAGCAATCTTCGGAGGCGAAAGGTTATGCACAAGGTGGCTTTACGCCTAAAGGAAGAATTGATGAGGAAGTGGGCGTGGTTCACGCTGGAGAATGGGTGGCATCGCAGAAGTTGCTCGCTTCTCCTGTGGCAAGACCTTTGATTAACGCTTTGGACTATGCACAAAGAACTAACACCATCGGATCCTTACGAGCCGATGATGTAAGTCGGGCTATTTCACCAAATGCTGTTTCTACGCAACAAGTTCAGCCCATTGTGGTGCAAGCTCCCACGGATAATGTGGCTTCGGCTGCTTTGGCACAGAATGCAGCTGTTCTCAGCAAATACGAGAAAACGATGTCGCAGTTGAGTAAAAGATTGAATGAACCTTTTGTCACTGTGAATACGGTTACAGGGGACACGGGTATCAAGCAAGCACAAGACGAGTATGATACACTCATGCGCAACAAGTCTCCTAAATCAAAACGCAAATAAGAAGCCTTATGGAAATCATCATCAACAACCAACAAGCCGTATTGAAGGAAGGAACGTCCTTTGACTTCATTGCTGAAAATAGATTGTTTACGGGAAGTGACAGCTATACGCTGACGATCACTTTCCCTTTGAAAGGGTGTGTCCAAAACATCGCAATATTTGGGCATATCCATCGCGCAGAGGTAGCTAAAAACAAGGTGGTGTTCGATTGCGAAATTCGCGATCGTGACTTTTATCGGAGTGGCACCATCACCATTACGGAAATATCAGATGTGGAAGTCAAGACGCAATTTTTGGAGGGACGCAGTGAGCAAAACTTTGATGAGACATTCGACGATATTTATTTGAATGAGTTGGATTTGGGCTATCCTACAAGCCGCGTGGCGGTTGCAGGGCATTGCATGGACGATATGCGCCCATACCCTGATAATTTCTGGATCCCGTTGCCCTGGGTGAATAACACTTCGGGGAACATTCAGAATGAAATGGTGTGGAGTGCAGACAAAAATGAATTTATTTGGCCGCATGAAACCAATGCGCAAAATGGAGCACAGGCTTTGTCGTTTCAGCCTTACTTGCTGTATATCCTTTACAGGATATGCAAGCAGGTGGGTTATAAGTGGGATTTCATGGCGTTGGAAAACTCTGCCTTTGTGAACCTCCTTATATGCAACACCTTGCCTGCGGCATGGGGTGCTTATAACTTTGCACTTGCTTTGCCACATTGGACGCTGACGGAGTTCTTTGAAGAGTTGGAGAAGTTCCTGTTTGGGGATTTTACCATCAACCACAAGCAGAAAACGATTTCTTTCAAATTCTCTGATGCCATTGCCACGGAAGCTGATGAGGTTCTGTTGGACAAGGTGGTGGACAGTTATACCACCCAAGTCACGCAGGAGGACAAGTCGGAATATTTGGGTAGCGTGAATGTGAAGTATGAGGACAATGGCAGTTTGCTTTGGGCGTACCATTCGTGTGATTGGTACATTCGCAAATATGGCAAGGATGCCAAGGTCTATGATAAAATGGCAGATTTGTTAGAGGCGGCAAAGTCGCTTAAAATAAGTGGAGTGTACACAAGACAAACAAGACCGAACGCCAGCAGCACGCAGTATGTGCGTGGCTACAAATATGGCTCTGATGGACACAAATTGTTTTATGTCAAGGAAAACCGCACGTACTTTGTCATGTACTGCTACAAGTCAGAGTTTGTGTTGGAGAGTACTTCGGGATTTTCAGACAAGACGAAAACGAAGTGGTATCGCTATTATAATCGTTTGCTCCCTGTCAATGCCTATGGGGAACGCTTTGCGGACAAGAATGCAGAGGACTTGGAACTGAAAATTGTGCCAGCTTGGATTGAGGGGACGGGAGATAGTCACGGCAATATGCTTTTCATGAATTGTGGCGAGATGGGAAGCAGTGAGAATTGGACACTGACAGAAGATGGGAGCGGTTCTTCAAGTGGCAATCGTTCTGACCGTGTGTTTGGCAGTTCAACGTCAGCCAACACTATTGACTACGATGCAGGTGATTTGGCACAAGGTGCGGCAAGCCGTACCATTGCCAAGGGGGAGAACAAGAATACGGACGCTTACTTTGACCAAATATATATGGGCTTTTGGAACGGGGTGCAGTACTTCAAGCCGTATATGCCGCACCCTGTGGTGGATTTTGTGGAAGTCTCAGATGAGTTCCAGGCTTTCGTCACGCCTTTTTCACTTCGCTTGAATGAGGGAATGTGGGAGGAGAAACGCGAAGTATTATACAAAATTGATGGCAAGAAAAAGTATCAGTTTTCGTTTTTGTCTGATACTTTGCCCAACCCACGTGCCTTATATTATATAAGGGGAGGCAAGTATGTATGCGAAAAAATAACTGCGACATTCAAGGAGAGTGGAATGTCGCAGCTATTGAAAGGCACGTTTTATCGTGTTTTAGATGAAGATGAATAAAGCTTAGATGATGGCGCCTTGGAGTGCGGTGGCATGGCGCTCGATGGTGGTACGCAAAACCTTTGCGTAAATCTGTGTGGTCCGAATGTCCTCGTGTCCGAGCATTCGGGCTACATTTTCAATGGGGACATCATGCGCCAAGGCGAGTGTGGCAAAGCTGTGGCGGGCAACGTGGAAGGTCAAATTCTTCTTGATACCAAGCTGTGCTTGTATCAAGTGAAGGTAATCATTTGCCTTTTGGTTGGAAATTTTGGGCAATTTGAAGTCATATTTCTTCAACACTTCCATGGCAGGGGCAAGGATAGGGGTGAAGAACTTCGTATCGGTCTTGATGCGGTTTCCATCAATGAAAACCAAATCACCCTCCTTCACCGTCATAGACTGATAGTCAAAGTTCTGCACATCGCAGAAAGCAAGACCTGTATAAGCGGAGAAGATGAAGAGATCGCGCACCCGTTCCAACTTCCCGTCAAAGGGATAGTCGCGCATTTTCTTCAATTCGGTTTCGAGCAGAGGTTGGCGCTCTTTGCTCTTGCCACGGGTAACACTCACAATTTTGTAAGGATTGCGCGGTATCTCGTCCAATCGTGCCAGTTCGCCCACCCATTTCTTCAGGCGTTTGTGGTAGCCATAGATGGTGACGTCACTCCGCTCTCCATTGTGCAGCCATCGGTCGAAGGCAAGAATGTTCTTGGGGGTCAAGTCGCCATACGTCTTTAGTTTGCCGTAGGTCTTGACAGCATCAATCACTACTTGCTTATGCTTGCGCGTGCCGATTTTAATGTCCTCGGCTGCCAAAGCTTCCTCGCAGTAGGCGATGAAATCTTTGTTGGAACTGTCCTTTTGTTCCTCCTCTTCCTCACCAAAGAAGTGGCGGTTGAAGTTTTCAATTGTAGATTCCTCACCGAGAATTTCCATTGTGGTGAGAATCTTTTTGCAATGGTCAATGACCTGCAAAGTGTCGAGTGAACAAGATTTTTTCTCCCATTCTTCAGGAGTGGTGGTGCATACCATTATATATTTACGCACCTTCTTGCCAAGATTAACCACAACATCGAGACAACCACATCCCTTTTTAGCTACTTGCTTTTTTCTGTCGAATACGACTCTTACTGCTGAATCTAACAT